TAACGATTTTCACTAAATCCAAAGTCATCACCCAATTCAACGAGAGCATCATCAGCAGCATTTACCGCATCTATAGAATCTCCATTGATATGAGTATCTGTGGTTGTTCCATCCTGACCCCTCTTAACGGTAATGTTATTACCATCAATTGCTCTAATAAACATCAATTCATTTCCAATTGCAATGTAAGTGTCAGCAAGTAATCCAGATGCATCTGCAACCAAGAACTTAGTCTTACTCTTACTTATATCTTCTCCAAGGACAGTTGCATTATCATCATTATAATCTTTAAGTGCTCTTGGTTGAGCAACATATCTCTGTGTCCTTGGTGCAGTCTTAACTGCTTCAGTTGAGTAATCAACCTGAACTTTCTTAATAAGTCCAGTAGAACTATCTGCAACAGGTCCGAATAGGTAGGTCTTAGCAGTAAAATCTAATGTATAAATTATAACTCTTTTTTCATCCATTCCACTATCATAGTTGTCATCAAATGACACACTATTCAAAACCATTGGTATATCTCTTTTTTCACCAATAGATTTAACTAAGTCTACTGTCAAATTAAATGATGGTTGGAAGTATGGTAAAATTTGTTCAATAATCTGCAAAGAATCTTCATTATATTGAGTCATTGCATATAATTTGAAATCTAAATTATATGGAACAGGCATAAAAACCTTTCTGGCAGATTTAGATCCATCTGTTGTGAAGGCTTTAAAAGTTTGCATTGTTGAAACTTTTCTTCCCGAATCATAAGAAATACCATCCATCTCAAATGCCAATCTTGGCAATGTTATTGATACTCTTTTTCTTAAATCTGGTTTCTGTTCTAACCTTGCAAGAAATTTCTCTGTTGGTCCATAAGCAATGGGAACCCTTACTGTAGAGAATGCATCTCCAGATTGGGTTTTATGTTTAATATCAATCGTATTGAAAAGAGTACCAAAGGCAATAATAGTCCTTCTAACAATCTCGTGATAATAATAAGTTCCTAGCATATCAAGTCCTCCTTATACTATATTTAGAAATCACCAAATGGGTTATCTTCAGAGAAGTCCAAAAGTGCATCTGCTTCTGACTCTACAAGGATATTTTCATTGTAAGGATCATACTCATCTTGTTCAGATGTACTCTGAACAATGTACTTGGAATCAGATCCATTATTAGAAGTTCCTATACCAACAACTGCTTCTCCGATTGCAAAACCACTTCCAGAAATATTGTTAATCTTAAGAATTCTATCATCACTATCCCAAGATTCAACATATGCAGTAGTTCCAGTAGAAACACCTTTTACCATCTCTCTGAAGAGATAATTTCCAGTATTAATGCCACTTGCAGGAGCATCTACAATAACATTCGGTACTACAGTATATCCAGCACCAGCATTGGTATATCTAATAGCATTTATTCCACCAGCAGTATTGACTATAGCAACAGATGCTGCGTTAGTTCCACCAGATGGGGCCACTCCAATAAGAACAGTTGGCATTGATCCATATTCTGCACCAGCATTGTTTATAGTTGGTATAGTTAGAGATCCTTGTGAAATGATAGCAGTTGCAATACCACCAGTTCCAAATGCATTTTGACTTCTAATAGTAATAATAGGCGGTACAGTGTAACCATAACCTGGATTGGTAAGTTGAATGCTATCAATAGATTGACCAGTCTGACCACTCCTACTTGTCATGATCGCAACAGCACTTGCATTTGTTCCACCACTCGGAGCAGTTCCAATTCCAACTAATGGTGCAATTGTATATCCAGTTCCATCATTAATTAAATCAACTTGAGATACTGAATATCGTCCAGTTCCAAGTGATCCAGTATTTTCTGCTATAACAACTGAAGCAGTAGCAGTTGATGCAGCAAGACCAACCATAGTAAGTCTTTGTGTGTATCCAAATTCAACGGCAGCCTCATCAACTTCGGCAATACTTGTATCAATTAGTTCATCAGCAGCATAATCCATTACTTCACAACTTAATGTGTAAACATAAAGATTATTCAACTGATAAAATGGTTTCTTACCTTCAACATACTTAATCTCAAACATAGTATTATCTAAAGGTAAGTATATTAAATCGCCTTCTTCTGGTCTTGTTGCCAACTCAATTTGACTGTCTGCAGCCATAAATGGACTAATAAAATCCTCATACCTTTCTTTAGATACTACAAATGTAACTTGATCTGTTGTTTGAACTCCAAATTTAGATAAAATATCTCCATTACCTTCAAATCCCTCATAATTTAACAAATATGCTTCCATCCGATAAGCATCATCAAATACCGAGGAAGTAACCTCTTTCATAATGGTATTTTTGTTTATAACATTTCTAGGAAGATATACTACATCCTGCCCATAAATTTTTAATTGTTCATTTATAAGATCTTGAACCAATCTTTGTTCATTCGATGATCCTTGAAGGAAATACGGAGAAAGTGGCATAACATTATCCTATCATATCCAGTGGAGGAAGTTCGTACTCATTCCTAAGTTCATATTCTATTTGCTCAATTTCTTTTATTGCATCATCATAAATTTGTCTACCATTTAATTGAACTCCACCAGGCAACATAACTCCTTGGAACTTGATAAGATTCTGACCCCACTGTTTCTTGATAATTGCAGTTAAATATCTCTTTAACCAAAAATCATTATAGATATCACTTGCATTTGCAGGATCTACAATTCTATAACAATCTAAGATTATAAATTGATCTTCAGTGAATTCCTTCCAATCAATATCCATATACAATCTATGATTTTTCTTATTGAACCTAAGTTGAATATCTGGAGTAATCAATCTACTCAGATCTTCCATATAGGTTTTTGTCATTGTATAGTTTAATAAATCGAGTGCTCCATAATAATAAAGATCATTTAAGAATAACTGATACTTAAGATTAAATAAACCACTAGATATAGTACTATTATCCATCTTAAATACTTTTTCCACACCAACTACATGATCTGGCAACTGTAAGAAATTATAATTCTCATCCCATCCAACTGCAGTTACACCAACAGTTGATGTTGCATTTGTGGTAGTAGTTCCACCAGTACCACCTTCAAGTTTTGTTTTTTCTGCTAAAGTTACTTTATGCTTTAAAAAAGTTCTCTCAATACCATCAAAATGCCTTTCTTGGAAGTATTGTAGAGCATCATCTACCAGATCATCAATCTGGTCATCATCAACATTAATTTCCAATACAGGATATCCCAGCCTTCGTAGACTATAATCTATTAATCCTTGTCTGGTTGATGGTTTGCTCATTCGTCGAATCCTTCTTCGTTATCTTCTGTTTCTCCATTTTGTAATTTGAGAAACTGTTCTTCCAAATCCACATAGTCTTTGGTAATAGATGCTATTTTTGCTTCCATTAGAACATTTTGATTAATCAATTCTGATAATTTTTTATGATAATGATTAACCAAAATATTCACATCAAGTTCACTATTCATGTTTAGAATTGACCTCCATCAATTGTTGTCGTCCAGACTGGAATGCCAGAAGCATTCGTTGTTAGTATATAGTTGGAAGTAGAGATACCTGCAGCAGGGTTTGAAGTTGAAGTTAATTTACCATTAGCATCAAAATATGCTGCACCACTAGACCACCAATCTCCTGATCCACTAGTTGCACCTTGGTAGTAGATACCTTTAACATCTAGGAATCCTCTTACACCAGCAGCAACATTACCTGTTACGGTAGCATCTGGAATAAAAGTCCATGATCTCTGTGGAACATTAGTGTTGGATTCTCCAGCACTATCATTCATACCAAAGAAACCAGTTTTATTATTTGCTACTCCAGAACTAGTGTTATAGTTGTAAGCAATACCACGGTCAGTATTAGTATCATAACCATGTGTAATGGTTAATTGTGTTGTTGTTGAAATGCCAGCAGTTGTTTGTCCAGTAATATAAACTGTCGAAATACCAGATGCAGTTCCATAATATGCTATAGTTGTTGTTCCTGCACCTGGAAGTGCTGAACTACCAGTAATAGTATCTCCAGTATTAACACCGACAATACCGTCAAGAGTAATTGCAGAAGTACCAGATCCAACTGTTGCTGTAACAGTTCTTACACTGGTAACATCACCAATAGTCATCACTGGATCATTTACAGTAGCATTAGTGGAGTTAACAGTAGTTGTTGTTCCATCAACTTGTAAACTACCTTTAACTACAACTAAACCATCGCTACTCAATCCATCGGGATATGGGTCAATGAATAATGTATTACCACCACCAGATCTGGTTGAAATAACATTGGAAGAAATGCCAATGTTGTCAACAACAAGTCCACCTACAATTTCTACTCCAGAATTGTAAACCCATGCTTTACCAGTTACTTGAACCGTATCGGTTCCATTTTCATCATATTCAATACTTGCATCTTTATTTGCACCAAATGATAGTTTAGTATCATCGTTAATTACGATATGACCATTAGATCCTGGTGAACCATTAGTAACAAAATTAATATCTCCATTTGTATTGTTAGAATATATTGTATTTCCGTCAATTGTTAAATTGTCTACATTCCACTGATCAACTCTTGGCATACTTGCATCAGCAGTTCCTGCACCAAATCCAGTAGCATTTAAACCAGGACTACCAGCACTTCCTACATTAAGGATTGGAATGAATCCATTAGACAGTGTACTGCCATTTGCGTTTGCACCACCAGCGACTGTTCCTGGTGTATTTTGCATCATATCGGTGTAATACTTACCACCGATCATAATTGGATTAGAATCTGGATTATCGTTATTACCTACGTATAATCTACCACCCCCATTTGCTTGGGTTCCATTGGTCATGGTGACCGCTAATTCACCATAATTTATACTTGACGGAGCAGTTGCACCAGTCGATCTTTTTACTCGAATAATACTGGCCATTTAAAAGCTACCTCCGTTGATATTTAAGTTTTGTGTTGCTCCTGGGGTCAATTCCGATGTGGCTTCCCATTTAGATGTGGAGGTATTGTAAACTAATACCATTCCATTACCAAGTCCACCAGAAATGTCAACGTCACCTAATGCCCCTAAAGTACCTCCACTACCTGCAATCGCAGATACAACTTTAGTAGCGTTTTTCGATCCAACTCGAACTTTAATGTTTGCCATATTTCTATAGAGTAACTCCAGCAGTCACAATTGCACTACCACCAACGACTCTAGTTTTTATACCACCAGAATCAGTGACTAATACATCATAACTATATCTACCAGACTTTAAAGTCTTGGTGATGGTATCTGTTAATGATATTTTCAATTGTCCTTGTGTTCTATTAGGGAATGATACAGTAAAAGTTGCAGTATCGTTTAAAGAAGCAGGATGCTTCTTTATCTTTGCATCACCTGTATACCCTGTTAAATCTAAAGGAGCACTATTATTATCCTCAAGTGTATAAGTCTGATTAAAATCAGCCCCAGCATCAATTACTATATTGTTAACGTATGCTGCCATTATTAAATCAGTTAAAATCTACCTTCAGGTATTTATAAATCATTTACTCACCATTTGCTTCAAAAGGGTTTTTATCTCTTCCATTTCAGTTTTTAGGGAGTCTAAATCAGTTTTCACCTGCTCTAAACTCTGTTTTTCTTTATATTTTGTCTCTGATAGTTGTACAAACTTATCAAATTCACTTTTATTTTGATTTATTATGGCATTAGATTCCATATCCCTAACTAAAGAGACTTCCGACTTTACCTTTACAAAATTATTCATTATCCATCAATTTTGAACGATCTCAATGCAATAGACCTAAAGTTTTTAATTCTTGGTGGTGTTGCTTGATTCGTAGAAGTCATAACAATTTTAATCATGAATGCATTAAATTGTGGAGTATTTTCAGCAGTAAATTTATACTCACTAAATTCTCTCCTATTATTATTTGAATTTACTTCTTTGTCAGGTAAACCATTTGCATTGAATGGGATATAAGAAGTTGCTTCACTTCCATCTAATCTATAGAGTTTATAGAAAGCACGAATATTTGCTTCGTTTTCTCTATTACCATCAAGTTGAACATAGAGTGAATTGGATGTAAATTCAAGTGCAATCTTTTTAGTTTCATAAATTCCATTATTTGGATCCATTCCAGCAATTCTTGGTCTATTATCCGTTACCCAATTATTATCAGAAATTGGTTGATCAACAAGATTGCTCATAGCAATAATATTTGCTGTCTCTAAATCAACAATAGGTGAAACATCTTCTTTATCAGTTGTTAATGTCATTTCAAGTGCAAATGACCTCTGATTCTTAAGTATTCCATATTCATTAACTTTAGAAGCAACAATTCTTGGACTATCTAAGTAATTTAGTTTATTCAGAGCAACATTTTCATATCCTTTATCGATAAATGAAGCCTCATTACCACTCATACTTGTTCCAGAAGTTGTCTTAATCCTTGAAGTGATACTTGTACCAGTTGGTGTAATTGTACTTACTCTTGGATCAATAACTTCAAACGGAATATTTTGAGATACTTGAAGAGTATCACCACCACCAGATTTTGTCACATTGAATGATTTACTATTATCTGCAATCCTAACATGATAACTATCAAATGTTTTTTCTCTAGGATCAATATCATGTTCTCCATTAATCTTCCTTAAAGAAACTCCATTAAATTCATACTTATGAACAAAAGCATTTGCTGCATGATTGGATTTCAAACTAGAATCAATTGATCTAGTATTAATAGTAATATCATTTCCAGAAATGTTATTATAAGAAATAATTTCTTTATCTACTTTTAAGTATCCAGTTTGACCTGCTCCAACTGCAGTTCCTTCAAAAGTAGCAAATGCAGCACCATCAGCAACTGCCAAT